CTTCCCACGCACCAGTGCTTGATTCAGCAATTGCGTAGTAGGTTGTGTCGCCGTTGGAGAGCGCGGCAGAAAAAGCCTGAAAGCCTGTTACCGCGCCAGCTAGCGTTAATGTTCCTGTACCAGAAGTCGTACTGGATTCTTTAACTCGGTCTTTGACAACAAGGGCCATGCCGCGCTCTCCTTAAAGTATTTAGGCGATACGGATGAGTGCGTTAGACGCATCCGCAGTTGGGAAGACGATTTGGAAATCACCCGCTGTTGAGGTCTTGTCAGCGCCAAAATCCAAAACCACAACAGAGTTTGTTGTGCCCGTGCCTGCACCTTCGGTTGTGTTGTAGATCAACGCACCGCGGGCTGTGATGGTAGCCGACGTGAAAGTCAGGTCAGCAAAGTCTGTAAACGCTGTCGTACCAGAAGAGGTAGGATCGATGCGTGTCAACGCGCCACCACCCGCAGCATACGAACCAGAATCGCCTACTTCGTCAGTAGCCGTGTAGTCCGTCGTCGCTGCGGTGAACGAAGCGTTGTTGTCATACAGAGCGAGATTAAACGTGTCGCCGCCGCTAAGTGAAAAGTTATGACCGCCTTCAAGAAGTTCTTTCTTGAATGACGTACACATGAAGTTACCAGTAAAAGCCATGTCAAAGTCTCCTTATAAGATCGGCTAGGTCGGGATGCCCCGCATCATTAAGTGCATTATATACACTAGTTCGGTCGCTGCGAATAGCCTGCCGCATATAATATGCAACAAGCGTTTCAATGTGCTTTGAAAAAGCACGGGCTTGATCCCTGATGGCTGGGGGTGCCGTATCAGATACAGAGATCAATTTCTGAACGCATTGCTCAGAAAGCTCTTCGGGAGTGAAGCCACGACCCTTAGTAGTATTAACCAATACCACTTGTTCATTCTGGGGGGTGTTTGTCTTTAGCTCAAACATTACTGTTTTGCCCTTATAACCTTACCTGTGCGGTATTCATCTGTTGTTTCTTTGGCCTCACCCAGCATTTTAATGCCCATAATCGCTTCTTGAAACCTCTGAGCGTACATGGTCATAATATCCTGTTCACCCTTCATGTAAATATACGCCTCAATAAGAGCGCCATACAAAAGAGCCATTTCAGCATTTTCACTGAGCCATGTTGTGCCACTCTCTGAACCCGCAGTCAGACTCAAAGGTCGATAGAAATAATGAAGTTCCGCGGTGTAGTTCGCTCCAACCGCAGGAGCATTTGGAGTCGGAGCCAACAAAAAATTATTCAGATCAAAAACCCCGTAATAACGAGGAGCGCCCGTTGTCGTGTCGTCAGGGGTGTAGCTTTGCAAGAAGCTAGGGTCTTTAAACTCAACAAAAAACCTGTCTTGATCTGGTCCGCGTAGACTCAAAGAAAACGGGGAAAGAAAGTCTGACGGGACCGCCAAGTAAGGGTTATCGGCTGTAGTATAAGCCGTTGAATTTTTACGAAACAAGCTAAGTTGCACGTTCTTTAGGATACGCTCTTCTGCCTGCCTAATAAACAAAGGCAGGTTGTTTACAAAGGATGTCTCGTCATTCTCTGTATAATCTTGAATAGCCTGTTTAAGCTGCGCATATGTAAAACTCATGTTGTCACCACCGTTACTGTTCCAACGGCCCCTTGAGCGACCAAGTTATTAGGTGTCAAGCCACCGTCCCCAACCATTCCAACCGGGTTCCAACCCCATTGAATATTGTTTTTTTGAGCTACGTTTTGTTCAGGGCGCGGATTTCTTAATGCTTGGGGGTCAGGAGTTGCGCGAATAGGCTCAAGCTGTGGTTGCTTGGCCTCCCACTCATCCTTACCCACAAGAAGCCCATTCCACTCACGGCGCATATCTCTTAGGCGATACCTGAAGCCAGATCGGTCAGATATGCCATATGCCCACTTTCCTGTTGCAAACTTAGACAATTCTGTAATTCCTCAAGCTAGGAGAAATTTGAAAAGAAGCTCTGTCTCTGTCTTCATCTATAGCGCGCCTCATTTCTTCTTCGTAAACCGCCTTGAGCATTTGAACGCGCTCAGGAGCTCTTTTTAAAGAAATGTAATAAGCTAAACCTGCCGACAAGCATGGATAAAATCTAAACGGAACGTCTACAGTATTTGTCATCGTATCTGCGTCATCTATGCGAGTAAGGCAGTTGTAAACCAAAACATCTGTAGCGTTGTCAGGAACAGGCCAGACCTGAAGATCTGGGATAATTTGTCTATTTAAGAAAAACTGAGTTACGCGACCAGTAGATTCTTTTGTAGGAATAGATAGGTATTGATCTCGGCTAACTCTGTCTATCGTGTAGTCTGTAGTTCCACGACGCACAACAACAGCTAAAACATCTATTATATCTGCGTCCAATGGATAAACTCTCTGGCCCTCCACAACTGTCAAAGTTCTTTCCTTAATAGTCCATTGATTTAGGCCTCTGTTGGCCCAATCCGCAAACATTATGTTTAACGACCGCTTTGCTGTCTTTAAGTCATAGCCAGTTCGGGCTTCCAAGCCACACCGCTCGAATGCCTCTTCAACGTATTCCGCTACGTCAAGTTCAAAATCTGCGGAGCCAGATACAGTCATGTCTTTTTCCTTCTAAGCGGCTTAACACGCTTTGGCTTTCCTGCGGGTTGCCCAAGACGCTTCTTCTGAGATACTCTACTACGCTTTTCAGCAGATGTCATCTCCGAAGCTGTTTTAGGTGTTTTAGAGCTTACTCGCTTGCTTGGTCGGCAGTAAGGAGTGCTTCTTTTTTCACCTTTTTTACGACCACATGGTTTGCCAGTCTTGACATCTTTCCAGTCTTCTTTGAACCAACGCTTGAGTGCAGCACCCTTTTTTGTTTTCCGAACAGCCATTAGCCCAACCTTGTAACTTTACGACGATCAGTCATTACGCTGCCACACCCATTCGCAATAGCTTCTCCACCCTTCAACATGCGTCGGACTGGACGTTTTCGATACTCATTTGACGGCATTATCTCGCCACCCATAGCTTTTTTCACAGGCTTTTTCTTACTGTTACCCCAGTTTTTTGCGCCAACCTTACGACACTTTGCGATTGCGCCGCTTGCGTATGCGCTTGGGAATACTTTGTACCTTGCTTTTACTTTTTTGTAACATGCGTCTTTTGGCATTTTTCTTCACCTTTTTCTTCATAGGCGGCTTAGTCACCTGTTGGGACATTTGAGAACGACCAATCGCCATTACTTAGAAAGCCCCAACAGAGCTTCTATAAGCATATCGCTGTTCATAAAGCTCGCGACTAAAAGTGCACCAACGATCATCCACTTTGCTTGGAACAAGGTAACTTTTACCTCTTTCATATCGTCTTTCAACCTATCGACGCTATTTACCAAATGATCTTGTTGAGTTTGAAATTTTACTAATTCCAACTCTAAGTCGTGAACACTTTTATCTGCCATCAACATTTCCACCGCTTTCTCGCTTGTCTTAGGCGTGAGTTAGGGTCTTTTGCCGCCTTCGGAAACTTCTTCATTTGACCAGCGGAACGTGCGCAATATGACTTGCGTCGTTTTGCGGCGGCGCTTCCCTTTTTAACCTTACCAGTCACAGCAGTTTTTAATTTTGAACCGGGATTAGCTTTTTTGTAGGCTTCCACACCTTTTTTGGTCATACCCGCGCCAGACTTGGTTTTGCGGTAATTTCCACCTTTACCCGTAGTCTTGCGTATCGTGTTTTCTTTTTTACGAGGCATCAGAGGGGTCCTTGTTCTTTGACCAAGACACCCTCACCGAACACGCCAATGTCTGCCGTCTGATTCGACATCTTTAACTGAAACTCAATGGTTGACTTAGCGGAAACCCTGAACGGCAGAACCCGTGAAATGTCCATGCGAGAAGTAAAGCTCGTTTGAGCAACGTCAAAAACCCGGCCATCGGGAAAAGTCACTTGGTTTCTGAACGTCATAATTTTAGTGTCGTTGTTAGCTGTCGCTGTAAAAGCGTCGATGCGACCGAGGTAGAACGAGTGCCCCGTAGGAACCGTATAGATCGCCGCTTGGTTCCTTCCCCGACCTGCGATAATCTTCGCGTAGACAGTGCCGCTGTAACTAGCAGTCACATCACCAACAGCGTTCCCGCTAACAGTGATTAGATCATTAATCCTGAAAAACTTTTGGGCAGTAACAACAGGAGTAAGCCCGTTTAATGCAACAACCTCAGACACAGGGTCAAAGTCCACGTCAACACCAGAAACCAAGATACTCACAGATGTATCACTGGCGCTCGTACTTACTAGAGACAGATTCTGCTCGGCACCCAGAAGCGGTAACACGCCGTCGTTCTCCCAAGGGGTAACAAACACAGTGCCAATTGCAGGATTTGTCCCAAATAAGTTACGAACAGAATGCCCCGGGATTTGGCCCCGGGACACCTGAAGCTCAAATGGCTCAGATGTTCCAACTTGCGTTATGGAACGAATGTCAGCCATCCGAATCTCCTTATGACAAAAAGATTGTCAAATCGTTATTGGCACCAGTAAAAGCACTTACATATGCTCCACCCGTCGCCAAAACTCCATCGTCAGGAATGTTTAAAACGTGCATTCCCACAGGAAACG